GCCCATGGTAAAGGCCGTATTCGAGGATAAGAACGGCGATCAGTGTACTTTGACCATCTTCCCGGATCGATGGAAGACGGTGCAGGAGAGAATACAAGAAATTAACAAGAAGGCCAAATTCGATACAGGTATAGCCTTGTTCTTCTCGGGGAACACCAATTCTTATGAAGATGACATGGGCGTCATATTGGATCAATTATACCATATTGCCTTACCTCCCTCTTTGCCTGATGACTTGAAAGCCAAGAAAATCAACCTCAAAGAGGCTAAGGCTAAAATGTTTGGAATTAAGGAAGAAGACGAAAAACCTAAGAGTCCTCAAGAGATACTCGATCAAATCGAGGATACTTTGTATGACGAAGGGCTGATTGATTTGGATGACGAATCCGAGGATGATTGATATATACGATATGGAATAATAACAAAATCGACGGTGTCGTCGAAAAATGATACAGATGATATCGATTGTATATGCATAATAAGGAATGAAGTCATGACCAAAATCAAACTCAAGGAATGGGCAGATAGACACGACCTGTCATACCTCACTGCAAATAGACATTTTCATGCAGGTATGATCCCAGGTGCGGTCCAGCTAGACTCAGGAACCATCCTTGTGGAGGATGATTCTCCGGAGCAGTCCATGGCAGCCAATTCCCATACAGGCGATGCAATGTCTCTTTTCTTAAAGAAGACAGTTGAGTTTAGTAAAAACGACTCTACTGTAGAAGACTTTGCCGCTTTCGTTATCTCTAATTTCCAATTACGATTACTATCCTCCCCCGATAGTCCAAGATACTCTCGTCGAAAGCCAGAAGCAGATGAAGTGCAAAAACACTTCCAGCAATTCTTACCAGATAAGGAATCCGTTGAGCACCTAAAAGCCGTTAAGACTTTGCTCAAGGAAGGTAAGCAAGCTGGTGATGTTGTGCCCGCTGAAGCCGCGCCTCCTACAGCGGCCACTTCATCTGCTTCTCTGGCTATCGATGAGCAAGCTCTTAAAGTTTTCTTAGCATCTCCTGATGCAACAGACGTGCGTATGTACGGGAATGTTACTGAAGGTCTGGTATCACGAAGTGTTGATTTTGACACAACTCCACAACAGATCAACTATACCGGCTCTACAAGCCAGACCTTCAGTAACAGCTCTTCCCTTGTGGAAGGCGCTGCCGTAAATAGTAGCCAACTAGTAGGTGGTGCGCCATTTGGCGGAGCAAGCTTGAATGCAGTATTCGTTGCATCTCCAGCCGGCGGGTTCTCAGTTCCCGTAGCATTCCAGCCAACTCAAAAAGAAATACAGTCAGCAACTCAAGTTATAGAGACTGCCGAAACTGACGACCTCCCACGTAAGCGTGGCAGAAAACCATCTAAGAAGAGATAACCATGCAACTACACAATCGCCTTTCTAGCTTGTTCCAAAAAGAAACCGATAGACTACTTAAGTCTTTTCTGAGTGAAAATCCTGATCTACTTAAGAAGTATGTTGACGGTGGTATCACAGCAGTTAGCACAGTCCTAGCCCCAATCAATTCTATAATGAGACACCTACTTGTTGTTCAAGGATTAGATCCTGAAGCAGTGCCAGGTGCCAAAGACAAAGCTGAATTCCTAAAAGGATTAGAAGCCTTCTTTGATGATAAACATGAAAAAGATTTCGATGAAGATTACGACCTATCTTGGGTTCAACAAAAGTTCAACAAGACTAGAGGAACCCTCAAAGATTTGCAACTGACTAAGGATAAGTTCATGGAGCTTACCGATTTGTCTAGAATTCCTAATCTAGGAAGAGTCGAAGATTTTACCGAAGAACCAATTGATCATATTGCTCAGAAGGTAGATCAAATTGCTCCTGAGGCTGAAAAGCGCGAGATTCGCATGATTGACGATAAGCCAACCAAGTTTGAACCAGGCGATGCTATTCAAGAGCTAAGAGAGTTTATGACAGATCTTAGTAAGAAACTCGGTGATGTCAAACCTGTTGGAATCAAAACCGGTAAGAGGAAGCTAAACAAAGGTAAGACAGTAAGAGGCCCTGGTCCAAGAGTTCATAGAGTGGCTAACACGGAGCCAGTAAAAGAAGGCCCATCCACTTTGAAGGTTGAATCCGATCGTAAAGAGCGTGCCCCAACAAACCGTCCACCTGGTCGTAGTTTGCATGACCTTGCCTCTACAAAGAAGGCTCAAGCTAAGGCAGCCAAAGAAGCTACTCCTGAATTTCAGGCAGAACTAAAGCTCAAGACTGAGCGCGCCACCAAACTAACTCAATTGATGATAGATAAGGGCTTTTGCGAAGCAAATGATAAGGCTCGTGAAGAACAAATCAGTCAAATGCTAAATTGGCATGATAATAATTTTGATGCTCTTGAAAGAGTAATCAATAGATATGCTCCTACTAAAGACGCAATTGCAGAAAACAAATTCAAGGGTTCTTTTAGAAGAACCAAGAAATAAGGTATAAATGCCAATTAGACGTGTTCAGCAACAATCAGATAGAGGAAGTATTCGTGACCTAGCCAATGGGGATGACGAAAAGTATCCTCCTACGCCCCTCGAACTTCGTTTGAAGGGATTGTATGAGCATGCATTGGTTACCAGAGATGAAGCCCTAATCAATTCATTGGGGCTAATTCCTCTCAATGGGGAAGCTAATAACCCCGTCTCCGTCTACAGACACAGAGAATATGTGAAAGCTCTTAGCGAGGAATTGGCAGAAAAGATTCAGGAGACAGCCAAAGAAATTGAAGGCTGTATTGCTGTAGATGAATCTTCTTTACCGCAAGAGGTCAAATGGGCTAGATATAAGCAAGCACGTGCCCAATCCGTTATCACTCAAGAAAGTGATCTTGTCAAGACGGCAGGTGCGGACGGGTCTATTCAAACCAGATCCTTGAGAAGTTTTAGAAGGGTAATCTAAACATGAAATGCGTATCTTGTGAAACAGAAATCAATCCAAAATGGACCCACGCCATAGAAATTAATGTGTGTCCCTTCTGTGGTAAACAGATTATGGAAGAGCATCTTAAGAATTGCCTCGCCAATTTAGCTGTTGCTATGGGTGATATGCAGAAATACCAAGAACAACTCGATGACTGGCTGCTATCTAACCACAACTACATCAAAACAGATTCTCCAGATCTCAAAGCCTATCTTCCTAAGGAAGCCATCAAAGAGATGCGCAAAGTTCTTGATGATGAAGAGTTCCAAGAAAAGAAGAAGTCAGTTATGAGGATTAAGACTCTTGATGAAGATGGTAAGGTAGTTGAGCAGGATGTTGTTGTTGAAAAGATGGCAACTGATGATAGGACCCAAACGTTCCATGATCGTGCGAACAATATGCTAAAGCAAGAGAAAGCCGTGGACGGTGACCCTAAAAGTGTCGCCGACAAAACTAAAGATCTTAGGGCAGTTGCAGAAAAAGTCAAAAGAGAAGTCGCGGCAGCCATGTCCAACAAAGAAGGTGGTGTGGCATCTATGATGAGCAAAGAATCAATGGCAGAAGCCGATCCTGAAGCTGTTGCCGAATTCCAGTCCGTCATTGGTAGCGGTGATATAGTTGCTTCGGGATTGCCAGTTTCTTCTATGGCCGATGGTGACGATGACGAAATTCCGCCTGCTGTTCTGGCCATGGCCAACATGAAAAAGGGTAACGGCCCGGCCGGAGCTAATGAGAAGGATATGAGAGCGCTTGTCAACATGCAAGCAAAAGCTCAAGGAGCATCCAAGAGATTGGGCTCAGGTAAAGGCAGTTTCTCAAGAGGGTAAGCCATGATTAGAGTCATTGACAATAAGAAAGTGGAAATGACGGATGACGAGTACGATATGTACAATAAAATCGTCAAGTCATACACCGACATGACGGGTAAAGGCGAAGACCTATTCATAGACCTTTTTGAGGCCAATGATGACGGTATTATTATCTTCCTAAAGCCACCTTCTAAACGAAGGACCAGCTTGGAAGTATTCCTATTTCTAATGGCAGTAATGCAGCACCAACACCTGCGATTAATGCATCAACAGATAGATGAAGTGGTGGCCGAACTAAAGAAAAATAATAAGGCTTCCAAATAACCATTTGTCGAGAAAAAGTTCGTTTAATTCAATATTACAGGAGAAAGACAAACATGAGCCAAACAGTAAGACTAGGCGATGTTTTAGGTTCTAATTTAGAGGAAGATTTCAAAGATTTCGACCTCACCGAAATACAGGAAGTATTAGAACAGCTACGAGATATAGACGCAATTGATTTGGCTCATGCTGAATTATTGCAGCAACAATCTCTAAGAGGTGCGGACATTATAGTCGGTTACCTTTCAAAGATTGTAAAGACAGTAGGTTATCTAGAATCGCAAGTAAACAGTACGAAGAATAAAGTGTCCTTAGAATATGCAGCACCCGATGGGGCTCGAACGACAGTGGACATGAAAAAATGGGCGGGAGAGTCATCGCCTGAAGTCGAAAAAGTACAAATCAAATTAGCGGAAGCCAAGGGCGCAAAGATCGTCCTCGAACGAAAATACGAGATTTTAGTCAAGTCCCACCACCATTTTAAAGACATTGCGGCGGGCCTGCGAAAGACGATCCTCGGTTATAGTTCAGGGACCAGCAATGCGGGCGAAGGCTACGATTGATAGGAGATAAAATGTCAGATGATAAGAAAAAGAAGTCAGATAAGCTAACCGCATTTTTCCAAAGTTTTGCTAAGGCCGACGAACAATTAGATTTCAGACTTGCCCATGAAACCATGGGAGAGAAGCTGCCGGTAACTCCATCTGGCTCTTTAGTTCTCGATGATGCTTTATCATCTGGAGGACTACCTAAAGGCAGATTGATTCAGTTCTACGGCGCTCCTGGTAGCGGCAAGACGCTCATGGCCATGTTGGCTATCAAAGAAGCTCAGCAAGCTGAGCCTGGCACCCAACAGATGTTCATTGATGCCGAAGGAACCTTCGATGCTAAGTGGGCAGAGATTTTGGGCTTGGATGTTTCCCGTATCATTGTCGTTGATGGTGAGACGGCCGTTATTGGTCGTAGCTGTTTCGAAATGATTCTTGGTGTTCCCAAGGAAGACAAGAAGACTCATTTGCTAGTCGGTAAGACTAAGCAAGGATTACTTGATATGATTATGGCTGGCGACTTCAATATCAACATGGTTGTATTGGATTCACTAGGCGCCATTATTCCACCAGGCGAAGATGTTTCGGCTGTTGGAAAGATGAACATGGCTTTGTTAGCCAGATTCTTAACTACTACTTTCCGTAAGCTTTCTCTTGATGCAAACAGAGCACAAGTGCCCTTCATTTTCATCAACCACAAGAAAGCCAATATGGATCCTTATGGAGTTGATCACTCGTTTTCCGGTGGAAATACTTACGCTCACTTCTTGAGTGCCAACGTTTACTTTGAAGCGGTGGCTCGTGCTGATGCACAAATCTTGGATGAAAAAGAGCAAAAGATCGGTCATACGATGCGAGCAACCATTGAAAAGTCGAAGTTCGGCCCTTACCCACGTAAGTGCGAATTCAAAGTAAACTTCGGTATCGGTGTTATAGACAAGCACGAAGAAGTTGCACAATTAGCTTTGGACTACAACGTGGTCGTCAAGACCTCCACAGTGTCCCATGAATATGGTGACAAGAAGTGGGTTGGATTTCCAAAGTTCTGTGAAGCTCTCAAAGATGACCCAGCCTTGGCTGCCGAACTCACCGTAAAGATTGGTGAGGCTCGTGATGCCAAGAGAGATTCTGCTAGAAGAGAACAAGAGGCAAAGAAAGCTGCTGTTCTGGCTCCAATAGTAGACGATGCTGGCGATGATACAACAGAAGTAAAGAAACGGAAGAAAGGTAAGTAAACCATGCCAATTGATTTAGGCCCAAACAGTCTGACAATGGCCATTGCGCCATCCCTTAAAAAGCCACCATTCCTAGTTACATTAGATGATGGTGTTACGGGGAAGACTCGTAATTTTCAGAGATTTATTTCTTTGGATAAGCCTCTATCAGAAAATGGTTTTATAAGGACGATGATGAAATTATCAAAGGTTTTTCCGATATCTTGACAAGCACCTCTAAAGAACTTATATTAGAGATGTTGTTCCCACTGCACAGAGTTTATAGCATTAGAAGTTTAGTCTTCAATGCAGTAAAGACTGTGACTAACCCAGGTAAAGAAACCAAGTAAGATATTACGAATATGAAAGTGAGTAATGAGATGACAGGAGAAATCAATGTGAACGATTTAGTGTTCACGAAAGTAAATACGATAGTAAGCAACCAATCTGGCAGCAAGTGGATCGGAACGATGACAAATTTGATGACTGCTTTGAACAGAGTTTCTAGCAGGCGTCAAAGAGGAATTCTACCCGGCTCCCCAGGTGCTCTCAGAGTGGTAATTAACAGAGTAGCCAATAGACTACGAAGCAGGGGTATCGGAGTAAGATTCAACCGCACCACTGACCACGCCCGCACTCGTTACGTACGATTTACACACTAATGTGATAGATATACGATCGATGGTTTTGTTAAGTAGATAACGTACTAGTAATGTACAAAAGAGATAACAGTAGGAGATCAATATGACAACGAATACATTCGGTGAAGTAGACTGGAATTCAGACGTTTTTCCAGGTGATAACAAGAAACAAACAAACAGCAAAGACCTCTTTCTTCGTTTAGATGAGGGTCCAAATGAGATCAGGCTCTTGACCCAGCCACACCAGTACTTGGTTCATAAGTACAAGAAAGACGGCGACACGGGTTTCGGACAGAAGGTTCAGTGTTCCGCAATTCACGGAAGCTGCCCACTCTGCGCCACTGGCGACAAAGCCAAGCCACGTTGGTTGCTCGGAGTAATTTCCCGTAAGACCAACACTTACAAGATTCTTGACATCTCTTTCGCTGTGTTCTCACAGATTAGAAAGTACAACAAGAACGCAAGATTTGGTGATCCTACCAAGTATGACATCAACGTTGAAGTTGATAAGAACGGCGGAGCTACCGGATACTACAGTGTCCAAGCCCTACCAAAAGAGCCACTATCGGCTGCTGATCAAGTAATTAAGGACAGCATTGATTTTGATGACCTGAAGCGCAGAGTCACTCCACCAACCCCTGAGAAAGTACAGGCTAGATTGGACAAGATTAATGGTGTAACGACCACCGGTGCAACACCTGCCACAGTACCAGCTCCTGCTGCCGCTGCAAAGAAGAGCACCAAGGCTGCCGCTCCAGCCGTCAGCATGACTGATGATGAAGAGCTAGAGAACTCGTTCCCTTCTTATGAAGACGGACAAGCACCTCAGTCCTGAGTCTATCACTCCCTAGATAGTACTGAAAAGCTCACAACTCCCCCGTTGTGGGCTTTTCTTTTTTGTTTGTTATATTACCAAGTATGGTAAAAACTATACTTGGCTTCGATGCCTCTTCTACTACGATTGGCTATTGCATATTAAGTTGGGACGAAACAACTAACGACATCTCATTCGTCAAAGCTGGATATCTTAAGCCGGCCAAGAAGGGTACTATTATTGAGAGAATAGTAAGTACCAGAAATCAAGTCCAAAAGGTTATTGTGGATGCCAAACCTGACTATATTGCAATTGAAGAGATCATTCAATTTATGAAGGGTAAGAGCACAGCCAAAACCGTCATTATGTTAACTACATTTAACAGAATGATTTGTCTGACTGCTTATGACTATTTGGGCAAATCCCCAACTCTTTATAGTGTAATGACTATTCGTCATGGCCTAAAGACCGGCAAGGATTTACCAAAAAAAGAAGAAATGCCAGCCCTTGTCGCCCAACATTTAGGAATTACGTTCCCCTACGAGTACAATAAGAAGGGCGGAATAAAAGTGGAAAGTTACGACAAAGCCGACGGTGTGGCAGTCGCCCTTTATCACGCTCGTACATTAGCGGGCTTAGTGAAGCCCAAGGGTAAGAAAAAATGAATCTTAAGGAAGCCTACGCAACTCTGGAAATACCTCAGGGCACCAGCCCGGAGGACGCCAAGAAGAAGTACCGCGAACTTACTAAAAAGTACCACCCCGACATAAATAAAGAAGCGGGCGCTGAGGATAGATTCAAGAAAATTAATGAAGCCAATCAGGTCATACAAACTGGTAAGAGTACTGACCCACAAGACAGACGGTCTGCCTATCATCAAGGTGGATTCCATCGACAACAAGTCATTCAACTAGAAAACGTTGAAGTGAATCTAACCATCTCTTTCAAGGAATCTGTCCTAGGTTGCAAGAAAGAAATCAAGTATTCTCGACAAAGCAAGTGCCAAAACTGTGGAGGAGCTGGCAATGTCAAGCTCAACAACGGTTGTAAGAAGTGTGGCGGCCGTGGCCAGGTTATCAATCGACAGGGTAATATGGTTATGGTGACGACCTGTAACGAATGTTATGGGCAGGCCAATATGGCCGAATGTGACGTTTGCCATGGTGGCGGAACCTTACAGGCAGACGTGTCTGTGCACGTGTCTGTGCCTGCGGGCATTCTTGATAACAATACTTTGCGCCTTCAGGGCATGGGAAATTACGCCGGCTCCTTTATGGGGCTAGCTGATCAACATACCGATGCGTTCTGTCACATACACGTAACTCAAGAGCCGGGATTGAATATTGAGGGCACAAGTGTTGTCAGCCATATAACCATTCCTCTATTGGATGCTTTACGTGGCTGTAAGCATACAGTGAAGACTATTAATGGTGACAAGGAAATTCTAGTAAAACCGCAGTCTAGAAACTGTGATGAGGTAATTATACCTCATTGCGGAGTAAGCGGCGCTGGAGACCATAGGGTGATTCTAGACGTTGAATATCCAAAGAACACTGATAAATTGATTGGCGTTCTTCTAGATGAGGTAGTATAATGCCATTCGCAATGTTTTGCCAACACAAAGGTTGTAAGGGAACCGGAAACCAAATGGAGCCCTATTTGGATCCAAAAACCGATAAAGTCTACTGTAGCTTGTGCGATCAGGAGATGCCTAACGTCACGCACTTCGTCAAAGTTCAGATGAAGGCGCTCAAACAATTTAGGCAAAAACAAGCGGTCGCTTTCGGGGTCAAGTGCACAAAGTGTGGAAAAGAGGCTCAGCCGAAGGTCGTCAACGATGATATAGTCTGTCCGGGGTGCAATAAAGTGCACGACCACCTCAGCGAGCCCTTCAAAATGATGCTGAAGGACAAACTACGAACCGCTAACAAAGACGTATAAATGCTAGACAAGATAGTTGAATCATGTCGCTTCCTGTTGAATAATTATCCAGGAGCGCAAGCAAGTAAGTCCTATCTCGATTCCAGACTTAATGAAACCAGCCAAGATTTGTTCCGGTTTGGGTATTTCCCAGGCGTTCAAGATTTGTCTGCTTTGGTTGATTTGGTTGGAGAGGAAGCCCTGCAAAAAGAAGGGTTGTTCTACAATAGAGAAATCGAGGACTCTCTTTTCCCTCGAAAGATACCCACCTGCTACTTTGAGGACTATCCTCTGGTAATGCCCTTCCGTAACCCCTACGGACAGCCGGTGGGTCTGGTTGGGCGTACCCTGCTTTCCGATAAGGAACAGCAAGAAAAGAAAATCTCCAAGTATAAGAATACTAAAGACTCTTTAGATTTCCGAAAGGGTAATCTAGTATTTGGACTTTACGAAAATAAGCAACATATATTAGATCGAGGTTGCGTCTATATCGTAGAAGGCCAGTTCGATGTTATAAAGGCAATGGAGATAGGGTTTAGAAATATTGTCGCTTTAGGCACTTCTTCTATGACTCCCTATCAATTTTCTGTCATTAGCAGATACTCGAATAACATGTTTTTGTTATTGGATAATGATTTTTCGGGACAAAAAGGGAGGAAACGGATTATCAGTAAGTTTGGCCATATGGCCAATATTCGCAATTTTTACTTATCAGACGACTTCAAAGACATAGATGAATACATCACTAAGGGAGGAATTAGTGATTACGGTGAGCTGTCTTTTGGCGTCAAGGATTGAAATTTCTTGAAATTTCCATCTTTCCTCTATTGATATATTGTGTTTGTGTTGTTATCTATAGAGGGGTCAAAGATGGAACGTAGAAAAAACAGATCAGATAAATATCAGTGGGTGCTACTCGAAACAGTTTGTTCAAATGACATGATGGAGGCATTTTGCAACGAAGATAGTATCTCTGCAAGATTGAATCCTTTCGAGTATAATGAAGACTTAATCGAGCTGGAGGAACAGCTCAAGAAAGAATTTTGGAGAGTCGTAGACACACTACTGACCCCAAGACAAAGAGAAGTAATTAGGCTTTACGCAGATGGTTATACTCAGATGGAGATAGCTAAGATGCTAAATGTCAACCAAAGCTCTATTACCAAGTCGCTCAATGGAAACGTTGATTATAAGAATGGTAAGAAGATTTACGGCGGAGCCCGAAAGAAAATTCGCAAGATCATTGAAAATGATGAGAAGATCAAGGATATTCTCAACAAAATGCGTGATGCCCGCGATGAAAAGTGGTAATAATCTGAAATCTACCTAGTAGGTTTACTACCAATAAAGTACAGAATTAGTATCAATATTACTCTATTTAAGAAGGGTACGTTCTGTTCAACGGGAGACACGATGCCAAAATTTTCGATAGATTACTCAGGTTTGGCCCAACTACAAAAAAAGGCATATCGTCTTGCTGATGTAAAAGATCAGTTAGAAACGGTTGCCTTTGATGTTGTTAGGTTCAAAGATGGCGACAAGGGTGCCGATCTGTGGCAAATTCAAAGCGCAGATGATGGTGATTACATCGTTGCTCTATATGATGATAATGAGGCTGAAGTCGAAAAGACCGCCTCTTCTAATCCCTGGGGAGTATTCGTGACTAAGAACGGTCATGACTTGCAAATTTCTTACAAGGGTGACCCCCTTGTAAGATTGGCATCTTCTAAACTCGGTATTCCAAGTACAGAGTTGCACAAGGCCGAGCAGTACCTACCAGAAAAACTAGCC